TAATACGACTTGAGGTCTATTGCCAGATACGTGCGCTGCGCCATGCTGTGTCACTCCCTTTCCGTGGCGGATTTCGCAATGTTATTTGCTTGCTTTTTCAAGTTCCTTGATTTTTTCCTTAAGAGAATCGACTTCCTGCGTTTGCCGATGGAAAATCTCGCGGTTAGATTGCTCGTTCTTGTTATAGGCCAGAGCAAGAACCACCAGAGCCAGACGAAGTTCCTCGTCTGGAATGATCTTGCAGGCTTTAATCATTTCATCTTGGTCGGTAATCTCGGCGAGTGTTCTCAGTTTCTCAAAGATGGTCATTGATAAACTCCTTTCGTTGGATGAGCTTATTGTGCCGTCCGCTCCACATACCAGCGGCCAAGCCGTCCGGTGAAGCGAGGGTCGATGTGTTCAAAGAACAGGTGCTTCTCCTGTCCTTGGATCAGGACAGTGAAACAGTCTCCGGAGTAACCATTATCGGCAGTCCCAGCGGGGCGGAAGTCGCGCACTGTTTCGATTGGGAAGGTACGTCCATCCGACCAGGTGATCGATGTCGGCTGCATAAAACCGGTTGGGTCGAATGTGGAATCGACTTTCACATAGACTTTTTCTTTATTCATGATGGGCACCTCTTACAGCAATCCATACTTCTTTTTGAATTCCCGGACTTCCTGGGCTTTTACTTCTTCAAGCAGATGGATGTCATCGTCATCGGGAAGTTCTAGGTCACTCACTTTTCCGAGAACCTTGCCAACGATGGTAACATGATCGTCTTCAGACTTCTCACCGTAGGGGAGTGCCTTATTTAATGAATAGAGCTTGTGGTTAAGCATCTGCTTGATGACGGCACCATCTGCAGTAGAACAGATAACAATATCGCCATCCTCAACAGACTGAGTATACTTTACATACACCAGATCGCCATTGTGATACTGTGGCTCCATACTTGCCCCGGATACACGAATCAACGCATCAGCAGATTCGTTGTATCCGTTTTTCTTTATAAACATATACTCTGGCGGTGTGTCGATAAAAGCACAGCCGGGACCGGCAGCGGCAGGAGTAGACTGCAACTCGGATAGGAAATAATTCTCGTCCAGGTATCTGTCGCGGGCATCTTGCTCTTCACCCATGACGGATTCAATCATCCGATCTACGATGCGCTGGCCGACAGGACTCAGTTTTCGGTACTGTCCGAACACGACTTTTTCGTGAGAAGTAAGCTGAGAACTGTTTGGCAGTCCAAATAGTTCGTAAAGGGGGATGCCGAGCATACTGCAAAGAACCCGGATAGTTTCTACTTCCGGACGTGCACGATCATTTTCCCAGTTTGTAATAGTGTTACGTGATACACCCATGAGTTCTGCCAGTTCTGGCTGGCTCATTTCATTTTTATTTCTGTATTTACGGATAACGGCACCGAAAGCAAATTCGGCTTGTTCATTCTTTTCCGCCTGCGGAAGATAGACAACAGAGCTGGAAGCAGATGACCGTTTTACAGTTACTGAGGCTTTCTTTGATAGTTTAGCCATAGTGTTTCCTCCTTGGTCAGACTGTTCAGTGCTCAGTATCTGACAGCTTTATTATAGCACAATGTTATTGTGCATTCAAGAGAAATAAAATGGAAACAGGTAAAAGATATTGTGCTTTGCTATTGAAATTAGTATTCTGGCTGTGTATAATTGAAATAAAACGAATGTTCTAAGGGGTGATAGGATTGCATTATGAGATATTGGACACTGATGTAGGGCAGGGGGCCGTAGCAGTTGCAGTACCCGTGACATATGGAAAACCGGTAGAACGGACAGATATTTGTCAGCCGTATTCTGTAGCAGAGGTGCTGCAGAATGTTTTTCATGCGGATTTTCAGGCGGTTTTAGAAAATTACGTGAGGACGGAGACTGAGCAGATCCAGGCATCAGGAGTGTTGCCGGGTGCCGAGGGAATGAAGGTTCGGCTGTGTTCGTACTTAAAAACAGCGTCAAAGCTACAGCAATCAACAGACAGGACTGTGGTCGATGTGATATTGCAGAGTAAGCTGGAGGGGCGATATAAGGGTGGCGAAACAAGATGTGAGGATGCGGATTTTAGGCTGAGGTATATTTTCGATCTGCGAGTTTGTCACCAGTGCTGTATTGGCCCGCTCGTCTGGGTATATAAAGATTGGGATGATGACCCGGCACTATCAGGTTTTCCCTTTGATACAAATGACTATCTGCTGCCGATTCTATATAACAGCGACTACGAGACAGTTGCCCATGCAATGCTGAATGATTTTTTTCCAGAGGCGAAGAGGGAGATTGGTGGGGATGCGTCAGTAGTGAGCAGTGAGGAACTGGCAAGACGGATGGGACTTCGGGTTTTGGATGTTCGCTTTGCAGACGAGACGGTGATGGGACAGCTTTACTACAACTACGGCGAAGTGCATCTGCTGGATGACAGTGGAAAAACTTATGCCCAAATAATCCGACCCGGAACGATTCTGGTCAATCAAGATAACTGCACAACTGCCGCAACACGAAATAGCACGATTGCACATGAATGTTGCCATATGTATTTGGACAGATGGTTCTTCCTGCTCCAGATGATGACAGGGAGAAAGTACACACCATATTCCAGCCGGCGTAGGGAGAACAGGCGATACCATCACAAGAATGATGCGCTCGATTGGATGGAGCTGCAGTGTGAAAAGCTTCCTGCTTATCTGTTGCTGGAGCGAAATGATGTGATTGATTACGTCGAAGATAGATTGAAGCAGTGCAATTGGAAAAAGACACCAGAGAATATTCGAGCCATTGTAGATGGACTTGCAGAACGGTATGAAGTATCATATCAGATGGCAAAATATCGTATGATTGAGCTTGGGTATTGCGAAGCCGGTGGTATCCGTAACTATGTGAATGATATGGTGATTCCAGATCACGGATGCACATGGCTGTGGCCGGCCAATACGACCTTTACGATTTCCGCAAAGGATGCAGCACTGCTGGCTGCTTCGGATAGCGAGTTCGAGCGAGTGATATGCAGTGGGAGATACCGGTACGTTGAGGGGCACTTCTGCTTAAATACAGATAAGTACATTCTACGGGATTACTATGGAAAACCACATCTTACCGTTTATGCCCGGTGCCACATGGAAGAGTGCTGTCTTGGATTTACGGTCGGAGGAAGATATCGACGGACTGAATATGCTGTCAGCAAGGTGGCGCGAAACAAGACAGAGCCTGTTACGGATAAATACCGTGCGGCTTATAGGTTGGTGGCAGAGCCAGGAAGCTCAGAGTATGAGAAAGAAAACCAGGCGATGGTAGATGATGGGCTGTTGTGGCTGGAATTCTACAAAAACATTCCGGATGATTTTGCAGAGATGATAAAAGCAATTATGAAACGCAAAGGGATTACGCAGGAAAATCTGTCCTTTGAATTGGGCGTAGACAGGAAGGCTCTCTTAAATTATCTGAATCAGGATCGACCATCGGTTGCCCATGTGGTTGGAATCTGTGTGGCCTTGAAAGTGCCGTATTTCATCTCGATGGAGATTCTGGGGGCGGCCGGTATAAAGCTACGTTCGACAGCGCAGGATTTTCTGTATCGTCAATTTCTGCTGAACGCTGAGAACCTGACTGTGAGCAGATGTGAAGATATTTTGAAACAACATAATGAAAAACCGCTGTTCCGGGGAGAACAACGGTAAGGGAGACCGAGGTACCGTGAAAAGTATCTCGGCCTTTTTAATTGCAAGTACCGAAAAATGGATTGCACGAACTTGCAATTTCAGGCTTGACAATTAAATTGCAAGATGATAGAATGAGATTGCAGAAAGATGAAATGGAGGCCAGACAAATGGAAGAAGGATTCGTTTATGAGAGAAAACCGCTCGACCCTAATCAAGAATTCGTTGTGGTTCGAGTTCCGGATAAGCTGGCTCTTGGTCAGTTGATAACAGAGATTAGGGGCGAGAGGACGATGGCGCAGCTTGCGGAACAGTGTAACGTGAGCCCATCGACTTTGTCACGGGCAGTTAACGGCAAGGTGACTAAGCCGCTTTCCCAAGAATTGATTAAAGCTTTAGCTGCTAAATCGGATGATCCGTTTATGCTGGATAGACTGGTTAGGGCCAATGGTATGGCTGATGCTAAGACATGCGAAGAGCAGAAGCGGATGGCGCACGATAGTCGGAGTATGCGAGAAGAAAGACTGAACACAGAGCGGAAAGTCAAAAACATCGTTTCGACAGAGCTTCTGAGAAGAGGAAAAAAAATTCAATATATGGAGCGCCTTGAAATAAATGGTGAACGAAGATCGCAATACGGTTTGAGATGGTTGAGCAGTTTTGCTTTAGTCATTGAAGACCCAGAACCATATATTTGGAACTTTGCGATAATCCCGTACACTATGGAGGAGGAAAATGGGCATAGACCGCCATTACCTTTTTATAATATGAGGATAATGGAGAACCTTTCTGGACTTTTTCTGACAGATGCATGGGAAGCAGATTTATTTGCAACTGTAAAAAACAGTATTGTATTTATAGATCCAACACTGTTTACGATGAACGAAGATCGGTTTATCGGCCCGGAAATGAATAATGAGTTTTCACTGCTTCTTCTTGATACTGACAATGAAACCGTTAAATGCGAAACTTATTTTGTACAAAAGGGAAATCCAGAGCATAAATCCATATTTGCGGAACCGGTAACAGATCAGAGTGAAGAAGATGATCCATGGGGAAGCCCATTCGATACCATTTAATATATCAGGAGGGGATTAATAAGTGACTAATAACGAGGTAGCATTGCGAACCCGTCGTAAAAAGGCGAGATATGGAACTAAAGTTGAAATTGCAGGGCAACCGCTGATGGTTGTAAAGTCTGGGAAAAAAGAGGATTTTATAACAGCGGAAGAGATAGTCGAGGATCTTTATGGCAAGCCCGTAGATCATATTGTATTCAAAGAAGTAGTGAGCTTCTAAAAATGTGAAACTAGGCGGTCACCCCTCCAGGAAGTAGACCGTCAGTTATAGAGTGAAGAATGAAATAACTGCTATAGAGCGCTGCCATTATGAGCACAGCCGAAGCAGAACAAAATGCAAACAGTGATTCCAGTAGGGGAGAACTGTGCATGGAGTTTTGTTTTGACTGTGCTTTTTTGTTATACAGAAAAAAATTCTTTTTTATGTGACAGTAACATTCACACAATAAACTGCCAATTTTTATGGTTAAAGGGGGAGAAAACCGTGAAATCAGAAGGATATTACATACTGAGAGGGCTTACCCGGTGAGCGATTCTGGGACTGTTAGTGTCCTCGAATGAGAGAGGGCAATCTGGTATCCTGAGTTCATCAAAACGTTGGTCATGAAAATACCCGAAAAATCAGTCGGGTTGGAAAGGAGGTGTAAGCGTGGTTGATATACACAGCGAGGAGTATATTCTCGGCCAAAATATAAGAAAGTACAGATTAAAAAAGGGCTGGTCACAGAAGCAGCTGAGTGATGCTGTGGATATCGATCGCGCTGACATTTCCAAGTATGAGAATGGTACAAAAGGGGAGATGGGGTTCAAAACCCTAAAGAAGTTTGCAACCGCTTTGGAGGTTGGTACAGATAATCTGTTGGCAGAGAAAGAAAAAACAGCGGAGGTCTCCGAAGAAATCGGAGTGGAATTTGCTAAATTGACGAAGGATGGGCAGATTACTATCCGAAACATGATGAAATTCCTTCAGTCGCAGCAGATGGCAGGATAACCGCATGGTCGAATGAGATTGTGCGGTATTTTTTTTGCTTTTATGCAAGACGTAGATGAAAATGTGGCAAATTCGCCACATCAAGTGTGTTGGTCTCGCCATCTGCAAGCGCCTTTCAAACTGGTAGACTATAAACAGTTCAAGGGACAAGCCCACAGAACCACAGAGTTTGAATCTGTCGGCAGTACCTCGGACAAATAAAAAAAATATCGTAAGCCCGATTCTAGAGCAGGCGAAGGATACCATAGCAGAACCTCACAGTACAGCGATTTATTTGCTGGTGCTGGAGGTATGCGAATGGGATCACTCTACCTATCTCTGGAATCGGGCTTTTTGTGTTTCACAGCCTTGCCAGACGGTTTGGTGCCTCATCTGCGTCCTGCTTCGGTATCCTTCCCTCCCAGAAGTCCGGGGGAAAGGACAAAACAATGATGAACATGATGACTGGAGCAGTAGCAATCAACGGTGGCGTAGGCGTGATGGAGGTTCGCCAGCCGATAGCAAAGAACGTGGCTCAGGCGGCAGAACAGATGGCTTCGGATCTTGCAGTGAACGCACATATTACCCTGCGTGAGCTGAAGACAAAGATCGATACCGTGGTGGAAAAGAAGCTCCCGACCTTTAAGACCCTTATGGAAAAGGAGCCGGTAGCAGTGGCGCAGACAATGGTAAATGGTGCGAAGCTGACGGCTTATGAGAACGGTTATGCAGTGTACGAGGTGGATGGCTCACATACCGTTATGGCGGTGGATCGCTGTAACGATTACCGATATGACTTTACGGATGGGACCTACGAGGTGATCCCGGCTGAAACATTCGAGGATGTTGAGTGGAGTGTCCGTCTGCTGATGGAAGGCGAGCGTCGGATGGAGCACAACCTGAATAAGCGCGTGGCGGATTCAGAAAATGTTTCCCTGGAATGTGACGGCTCTGACTGGTCTGCTGCTGTTATGGTGGATTTTCTGGATGAAGATAATGCCGAGATGCTGGCAGACAGGGAGCTTCGCCGTCTGTACGCTGCCATGAGCAGGCTCACCGAGCGCCAGACTGAGGTGATCCAGCTTTACTTCTATAAAAGTATGACGCTGCAGGAGATTGCAGAGGAGCTGGGGATAACAAAACCGGCTGTTCATTATGCGATGAAGGGTGCTCTCAAAAAAATTAGAAAAAGTTTTTGATGAACTACTTAACTTTTGCCCCAAAACGGTGGTCTTTATGAGAGGACCACCTCTCAAGTACATCGATAGGAGGAAAAACCTATGAATGCAAAAAGCATGAATACGGCGAGTGCTACCGCCAAGATAGAGGGTTCTAAGGAGGCTCGTCCGCCCGGCGGTTTCCCGCTGGCATCGGCACCGAAGAAGATTTTTATCTGTTCACCCTACCGCCCGACAGCAAACGATGCGCCGTGCAGGAAGGCACAGCTGGAAGCAAACATCCAGAGGGCAAAGACAGCCTGCAGGATTCTTGCCACGATGGGAGTCCTGCCGCTGGCACCGCATCTGTATTTTACCCAGTTCTTAAAGGATGAGGACGCACAGGAGCGTGCCACAGGAATCCGATTTGGAATGGAGTGGCTGGAAGCTGCGGATGAAGTGTGGGTGTTCGGCGAAACTATATCCGAGGGGATGGCGGCGGAGATCAAGAGAGCACATGAGCTGAAGAAGCCTGTTTGCAATCTCCCGGAGCCGGGACGCATGGTCGAGCTGCTTTTGAAGAGACTTTCCGAGCAGTATCACATACCAATGGAAGATAAAACAAAAGAGCAGCAGGAAGCTGCAGAAAGTGAGGAAGACAATGGAGAATAAGAACGAGAAGAGCATGACTCTGGAGGAAATGATCAGTGAGATGCTGAAGGACGCCAAGGTGGTAAAGGTTCCGCTTCCTGCCAAGGCAGAAGAAAAAACGGAAGCGCAGAAGCAGGACAAGCCGATGCCGGCGCACCCGTCTGGTGTTCCATTCCTTTCGCTCAACATTGGGAGCCTGCATCTCCACATGGATGAGCGCATGACCTCTTACAATTACGGTTTCGGTCAGGAGCCGGATGCTGAAGCAGATGACCCGGCAGAGGACATCGACTTCGATGAGATGCTGGAGCGTATCCACAAGGATACCGGTCTGTGCGAGAAGGTCATTCTGGCAGTTCTGAAGGCACAGGCCGATTATCTGGATGACCTGTGGGGGGATGAGGAAGAAACCGGAGAGGAGGAAAACGCATGATGAACGAGCTGAATGCTTTGAATGCTCCGAAGAAGGTCGTGGATGGTCTGGTTGAGGTCTTTGATGGCCTGGCACAGATGTTTGCCGGGGTATCCGAGCAGCTGGATATGTTGGCAGAAGATGCAAAGACGGAGGAAGCACCGGAGCTTCCGGTGACAGAGCAGCCGGTACTGCCCGTAACAGAAAAGAAAGGTCCATCGGTTTTGCATCCCCGTAAGAAGCCGGTCAAGAAAACCAAAAAGGTGGAAGATACAGCTCCTTCGACCATCGAGGAAGCCGCAGAGGTGCCTGTGGTAGAAGATTCTGACGAGGCAGAGGAAGCTGTGAACTCCGAGAGTTCAGAAACCGCAGAGAGCGAGCATCCGGTGGATGATGCGGATGCGCTGCCATGGGCAGAAGATACCGGTCAGAAAGAGGCACCGTCCGATAAAACCGCTGGCAAGGACACATCTGCTGCCGAAGAGGAAACGCCGCCTGCGGTGACGATCACTAAGGACGAGATCACGGCGGTCATTGTGGCGAAGATCAAGAAGAAGCGTGACAACAACGAGAAGATCGGTCAGCTTCTGAAGACCTACGGTGTGACCCAGCTGTCTGACCTGCCAGCAGAGAAGTACGAAGCATTTCTGGCAGATGTCTCCCAGATTTAAGGGAGGTCATCATGCCGGAAGTACATGCAATCCTTTCCGCTTCCAGCTCGAAGAGGTGGCTGAATTGTACGCCATCTGCAAGGCTGGAGCAGAACTTTCCAAATGAATCCTCGGTGTATGCCGAGGAGGGAACTGCCGCCCATGCGCTGGGCGAGTATAAGCTGCGGAAATATCTGCATGAACGGGTGAAGCGCCCAACCTCCGAGTATGAGGATGAGGAGATGGAAGCGAATACTGATATCTATGCGGAGTTCATCATTTCCACAGTGGAGCGCATCAAGGAGACCTGTCCGCATCCGCTGGTCATGGTGGAGGAGCGGCTGGATTACAGCTACCTTGTTCCGCAGGGATTTGGTACGGGTGACTGCGTGATCATCGCAGACGGTATGCTTTATGTCATGGACTATAAGAATGGCAAGGGCGTGTTCGTAAACTGTGACCATAATCCGCAGATGATGCTGTATGCTTTGGGTGCTTACCACGCCTACGGATATCTGTACAGCATCAAAAAGGTGTCCATGACCATTATCCAGCCGAGACTGGAAAATATCTCAACGTTTGAATGCAGTGTGGAGGAACTGCTGGACTGGGCAGAAACCTATGTCAGACCGAGGGCAAAGCTGGCCTTTGAAGGAAAGGGCGAGCAGGTTCCCGGCGACTGGTGCCGGTTCTGCCGTGCCAGAACTTCCTGCAAAGCCTGTGCCGATGAAGCGATGGCTCTGGTGAAGGAAGAGTTTCTGGATCTGGATGCCGGCGTGCTGGAGGATGAAACCGAGGAAACAGATGCAACAGCATCCTTTGATCCGGATACCTCAGTGCCGACCTTTAAATCCCCGGCACTGCTTTCCAAGACAGACATTGAGAAGATGCTGCCGACCCTGAACCGTATCGAGTCCTGGATCGAAGCTATCTTTGCCTATGTCAGTTCAGAGGCCATCAATCATGGCATCAGCTGGGATGGGTATAAGGTGGTCGAGGGCAGGAGCAAGAGACAGTTCCTTGATACGAAATCGGTGGTAACCGCTGCAGAGAAGGCTGGATACACCGATATTTATAAGACGGAGCTGATCTCCCTGACAGCCTTTGAAAAGCTCATGGGAAAGAAAAAGTTCCAGGAGATTCTGGGAGAGTATGTGGTCAAGCCGCCAGGTAAGCTGGCACTTGTCCCGGATTCGGACCCCAGAGAAGCAGTCGATCTGCAGACTGCGGAAGATGAATTTGCTGTCCTCGACTGAGGGCAGCAGCAATACACAAAAACAAATTGATGGAGGATTTTTATTATGTCTAACAAGATTTCCAGTGCAACTAAGGTCGTGATTCCGTGCCGTATCTCTTTCGCAAACATTTTTGAAGCAAAGAGCATCAACGGCGGTGAGGCTAAGTATTCCGTTTCCTGCCTGATCCCGAAGGAGGACAAGAAGACCCTGCTGGCGATCCACAAGGCAGTGGAGGCTGCCAAGGAGGACGGTAAGACCCGTAAGTGGGGCGGTAAGATCCCGCCGAACCTGAAACTGCCTCTGCGTGACGGCGACATCGACCGTCCGGACGATGAGAATTACCAGGAGCATTTTTTTGTGAATGCCTCCAGTAAGGATGCGCCGCAGGTCGTGGACCGTCATGTCCAGCCTGTGACGGACCCGATGATGGTCTACTCCGGTTGTTACTGCAACGTCAGCGTGAACTTCTACGCTTTTAACGCCAACGGCAACCGCGGTGTGGCTGCTGGTTTGGGAAACGTACAGTTCGTCAAGGATGGTGACCGTCTGTCCGGCAAGGCATCGGCAGAGTCTGATTTTGATGCGCTGGATGATGAGGATGTTCTGGGAGGCGATGCCGGTGAGGAACTGCCGGATTACCTTCGCTAAGAGAAACACAGATAAGTAACCATGCCGGGGGATGCCAGGGTATCCTCCGGCTTTTTACATCGAATTGAGGTGAGATATTTGAAAGAAACACTGATCGATATTGAAACCTATAGCGAGGTGGATATCGGAAAATGCGGCCTGTACCGCTATGCCACAGATCCCAGCTTTGAGATTCTGCTGGTAGCCTGGGCAACGGATGAGGGCGATGGATTCGGCGAAACTAAGTGCGCCGACCTTGCATCGGGAGAACCCATCCCGGAGGAACTGCTGGAGGCATTCCAGTCTGGCAGTGTGCGCCTGATCGCTCACAATGCCTCTTTTGAACGTGTCTGCTTCTCCGTGCATCTGAACCGATACTATCCCGGACAGTATCTGAAACCGGGAGAGTTCCTCTCACCGGACAACTGGATCTGCACGATGGTCATGGCTGCGTCACTGACATTGCCGCTGGCACTGAAAGATGTAGGTGCTGTGCTGAAGACCAGCCAGCAAAAAGATAAAGAGGGTGAGCGGCTCATCAAGCTGTTTTCCGTGCCCTGCAAGCCGACCAAGTCAAACGGGATGCGTACCCGTAACCTCCCAGAGCATTACCCGGCAGACTGGGAAAAATTCAAGTATTACTGCATTCAGGATGTCAACACCGAGGTGGACATCTACAATCGGCTGAAACGCTTCCCGATGCCGCCGCAGGAGTGGGAGCACTACCGCACCAATGAGCGCATCAATGACCGTGGCGTGAGGATCGACACGGAACTGGTGCAGGAAGCAATCACCTGTGACCTGATGCTCTCGGATGCCATGAGTAAGAAAGCCTACGAACTGACTGGTCTGGAAAATCCGAATTCCGTATCTCAGCTGAAATCATGGTTGGAGGAGCGTGGTATTCCGATGGACACGCTGGGAAAAAAGGATGTCGCCCAGATGATCACGGAGCTGGACAAGAACGGGGTCGATGCAGAAGCACTGGATATGCTGAAGCTCCGGCTTCAGATGGCCAAAAGCTCTGTCAAGAAGTATCAGGCGGCGGAACGCTGCGTTTGTTCGGATGGCAGAGCAAGAGGACTGTTCCAGTTCTATGGTGCCTCACGCACTGGCAGGTATAGTGGCCGAAATATTCAGTTGCAAAATTTGCCACAAAATCACATCTCCACGCTGGATGAAGCCCGGACGCTTGTGAGGATGGGATGCTTCGATATGGTTGAGAGCATCTACGGCAACACACCGGATGTCCTCTCACAACTCATCCGCACGATGCTGATCCCAAAAGAAGGCTGTGAGTTTATCGTGGCAGATTTCTCCGCCATTGAAGCCCGTGTACTTGCATGGGAAGCAGAGGAACAGTGGGTGCTGGATGCGTTCCAGAACGGCGAAGACCTCTACTGTGCCACAGCTTCTCAGATGTTCCATGTGCCGGTCGTCAAGCACGGCATCAACGGTGATCTGCGCCAGAAAGGGAAGATTGCAACACTGGCTTGTGGCTACGGCGGCTCCTCCGGCGCACTCATCAGTATGGGCGCATTGCAGATGGGACTGCATGAGGAAGAACTGCCGGAAATCATTGATTCCTGGCGGGAAGCCAATCCGAAGATCGTGCAGTACTGGTGGGACACAGAAAAGGCAGCAATGACCGCCTACAAGACCGGGGAGCGCCAGGAGGTCGGCAAGATCGCCTTCGAGTTCTACTCCGGCACTCTCTGGATGGTGCTTCCATCTGGCAGAAGGCTGGCGTATCTAAAACCGCGACAGCAGCCAAACCGCTTCGGTCGCATGAGCCTGACCTATGAGGGTGTGGGGCAGAACCACAAGTGGAGCCGACAGGAAACCTATTCCGGACGGCTGGTCGAGAACGCAACGCAGGCGATTGCCCGTGACATTCTGGCTGAAGCGATGGATCGTATTTCGGCAAAGGGACTGAACATTGTGGCTCATGTCCATGACGAGGTCATCATCGAAGCACCAAAGGACCAGTACACAGTGGATGAGGTCTGCAAGCTGATGTCGGTCAATCCGGCATGGTGCAAAGGTCTGCCGTTGGCTGCTGCCGGGTACAAGGGAAACTACTATTTCAAGGATTGACGGGAGGAAATGGCAATGCCGCATTCGATTGAGCTGATTGACGGCAATATTCTGACTCCGTTTGGAATCAGGGATCTGCTGGAAGCTGTGAGAGATTACGCTGGCGAGGAGCTGGCGCAGGAAATCGAAAACTATGTGTCGGAGAATGTCGAGGATATCGATGAGTACGAGCAGGAATTTGATCGCTTGGAAAAGGAATCGGAGCAGACGGCTGACCATTACCGTGCGGTTCTCTGCAATATCCAGTACGAAGTCGATGCCCTGGACACCTTGCTGCACGATACCCGGCTGAACCGCAGCCGGATGCAGGGAGCCGTCAAGATCATCCAGCAGATGATCAACCGGGAACTGTAACAGAACACTGCGTTTGTGCAGGAAAGACACGGACGCATAGACCGGCGTATAAATATGCGCCGCAGAGATAGAGAGGAAATTTGCTATGAAAACAGGTAGAAATTTACAGGAAGTTCTGGTCGAGCTGAATCGTCAAAACAAGGCAAAGCAGGACTTCATCAGCCCGGCGCAGGGAATGCGTCTCCGGGAGGATGGACAGACTTTTGAGATCAACCATCTTACAACCAGCCAGCAGGAGGTCTTCGGTACGACCTCGCTGTTCCATCGTCAGGTGGCATCGGCATTGGGTATCCCGGCCAAGTACTACGATCTCATGCAGGCACAGAAGCCGGAGCTGCTGGCAGAGAACGTGAACAGCTGGTTTGCGGACAAGCCCAGCTCCTACATGGTCCGCTCGATGGATTACGGCACCGGACAGGTAGCCCGTGCGCTGCTGTCGGAACGCTATCGCCGCATCGACAACATGGAGATCGCAACAGCTGTCCTGCCGCTGTTTGCAGGCAGTGATCAGTACGAGGTTATGTCCTGTGAGGTGACGGAAAACCGTCTGTACCTCAAGGTGGTCAATCACCGTCTGGAGATGGAAGTCCGTAAGGGAGATATCGTGCAGGCTGGCGTGATGATCTCTAATTCCGAAGTTGGTCTTGGTGCTGTGTCCATTCAGCCGCTGGTATACCGCCTCGTTTGCACGAACGGTATGGTGGTGAATGACATGGGCGAACGCCGCCACCATGTCGGCCGACAGGCCAAGGCGGTTGAGGACAGCTTTGCACTGTATTCGGATGAGACGATGGAAGCAGAGGACAAGGCATTTCTTTTGAAACTGCGTGATACCACGATGGCTGCCATTGATGAGGCCCGTTTTTCTCAGGTGGTAGGCCGTTTGCAGGAATCTATGGCGGTACCGATCACTGGCAGGGTACAGGATGTGGTGCAGTTGACTGCCCAGAGCTATGGCATCAATGCAGAGGAACAGGAAGGCATCCTCAAGTACCTTATTGAAGGCGGCGACCTTTCTCTGTACGGCCTGTCCAATGCGGTGACCCGTGCATCGCAGGGTGTTGTTTCCTATGACCGTGCTACCACACTGGAGGGGATCGGCTGGCAGGTCGCCACGATGGAGCCGCAGCAGTGGAAGCAGATCAATCAGTGAGGTGGCGGCATGGAAGATGTCATTCACTGGATCACAGAACACAAAGAGGAAAGCGCTTTAAACAGGAAAGTCAGCCACAGCCACCCGGACCCGACCGCCAATGAAGCCATCGGCAATGTGGTTCGGGAAGAGCGCAGGAAGAAGCACCAGAAAAGGAAACACCCGAAAAGGGAATACCAGGAAAAGAAACACCCACGCATCGGTGTCTGGCGGGCAGAGGAGGCGAAGCCGGATGAGGGAGAATGAAGTCGAAAAGCAGTTCGTGAATGCTGTAAGGGCCGCCGGAGGGCAGGCCCTTAAATTTACCAGCCAGACCATGAACGGCGTGCCGGATCGTCTGGTCTTACTGCTCGGTGCAAAATGTGCATTTGTGGAACTGAAAGCTCCCGGCAAGCAGATGCGCATCCTCCAGAGAAAACGCAGACAGCAGCTTGAAGCATTGGGCTTCCCTGTGTTCTGTGTTGACCGCTTGGAGCAGATTCAGCCTGCGGTGGATGCACTCCTGCACTGGACACCCGGTGAGCCGATTCCACAAGGGATCGGAGCGAAGATCCCGGAGATGCCGGAAGTTACGCTGCCACAAGGAAATACACAAAGCGAGGAGCTGGAAACACGGGCACAGGATGCCGGGGAGGAGGTGATGCCCAAATGAAGTTCATTCCACATGATTATCAGAGCTACTGTACGGAGTATATCAAAACGCACCCGGTCGCAGCCCTTTTTCTGGATATGGGCTTGGGTTAAGGAAAGACCGTTATCACATTAACGGCAATCAAAGACCTTATGCTGGAGACTTTCGAAGTCAGTAAGGTCCTGATCATCGCACCGTTGCGTGTTGCTCGTGACACATGGCCGGCAGAGATTGAGAAATGGGATCACTTAAAAGGGCTGGACATTTCCGTCATCGTTGGAGATGTCAAGACCCGAATCGCAGCAGTCCACCACCCAGCGATGATCTACATCGTCAACCGGGAAAATATCAAGTGGCTGGTGGAATATTACGAGAAAAATGGAATGCGCTGGGACTTCAGCATGGTTGTGATCGATGAGCTGTCATCGTTCAAGAATTATCAGTCCCAGCGTTTTAAGTTCCTGCGAAAAGTACGGCCATTCGTGAAGCGGTGGGTTGGGCTGACCGGCACCCCGTCTTCCAACGGTCTCATGGATCTCTGGGCGGAGATTGGAATTCTGGATGGCGGTGAGCGGCTTGGCAAATTCATCGGTCGGTACCGGGAAGCTTATTTCAAGGCTTCTTCCATGAATCCTTCCACGGGTGTTGTGTTCCAATACAAGCCCAGAGAAGGAGCAGAGGAGATGATCTACCAGCGGATTTCGGATATCACGATTTCTATGAAAGCCCTGGACTACTTAAACATGCCGGACTGTGTGCCGACCCGGTATGAGGTTGAGATGAACACGCAGGAACGGGAACTTTACGATATGCTCCGGCAGGACCTTCTGATCCCGCTGAAAGATGGTGACATAGATGCTGCCAACGCTGCATCGCTGACAGGAAAGCTGTTACAGATGAGCAATGGTGCTGTCTATGACGAGAATGGCAAGGCAAGAGTCATCCATGACCACAAGCTCGAAGCCCTCGAAGATCTGATTGAAGCGGCAAACGGACAGCCTGTTTTGGTTGCCTACTGGTTCAAGCATGACCGGGAGCGTATCATCAATCATCTGTCGAAGCTGAAAATCAAGGTACGGGACATCAAGAGCAGCACCGACATCAAGGATTGGAATGCCGGGAATATCCCGGTCGCACTGATCCACCCGGCATCGGCCGGACACGGTCTGAACATCCAGCAGGGCGGACATATCCTGATCTGGTTCGGACTGACATGGAGCTTGGAACTGTACCAGCAGACCAACGCTCGTCTGTGGCGGCAGGGTCAAACCCAAGTGGTGACCATCCATCACATCATCACCAAGGACACGGTGGACGAGGATGTCATGGCAGCCCTGGAGCAGAAGGACATGACACAGGAAAAACTGATCTCAGCGGTCAAGGCACAGCTGGGGAGATAGGAGAGAATATGAAAAAGTATCTGTTTTTGAATGCAGAGGACCGCCGTCCGGCAGAGGAGAGCGATTATCGTTATAAGAAGTCCAAGCCGGTGGCGGCTGTGAAAACCAAACGGGATGAGGAGGGATTCTTCATCCCCTGGGCAATGTTCCGGCCGATTGGCGAGAAGGGACTCCTTTGTGAGCTCTTTGGTACGAGTCCAATCCGCAGAGCAGCAGACCTGCGGATGAACCGGGATCTTCTCATGAAGGAAGCCTACGAGCATGAAGTGGAACTTCTGATGTGTCACATCCGGACAAGCGAGATCTGGATGCAGCAGGAATTCTGTAAGGAAGAACAGGCCATGGAACTGTATCAGAAATCCAAGATCCAGAATATGCCCAAGCTCACCCCGGATGGAAAACGAAAGCTCCTGCTGGATGCAGTCACATGGAAATACGACTGTGTCCAGCAGTACAAAAAGATCTGTTTTCAGTTTGCAGAGGCGGTCATTGCAAGGGAAAAGAGCCAGAATCTGGGGAATACGAACCGGGAGCATTTTATCGAGCAGTTTATCAAGAAAGCAAATGAACTGCCGGAAGCAAACCGCCGTTTGCTGGATCTTTTGTATGAGACGGCATGGCACACGATCTATGTTTTCAAATACGGTATTGCTCCGGAGAAAGTGCCGGCTCCCTGGTATGACAGGATGGGAGGCGTTGAAGAATGAGCAGACTAAGAAGCGCTGCAAATGTTGCCGTCAATGAAAATACGGCCTGCTATGAGAATCTGGCTAATGCCATCATCCTGCAGGCGGTCAAGGATTATAAGCGGGTACTTCACCGGCTGGATGCCAATCCAAAGAACCGGGATGCGATGCACGAGAAAGAAAGATTGGAACGGTTCTTTCACTCTCCGTGGTATGAGACGCTTACGGCTCTGGATGCGGACCGGCTGATCGAAGGGGTGCAGGAGCGGGTGCGTCAGGAAGCTGCCAAGCGGCGAAAGAAGAAAACCACCGGGAAAGCGTCCGGATAAAAACCAATCGGATCGGTCAGAAAGGAGGACGAACTATGGCTGAGGAAAAGAATGTAGCATCTGCCACAAAACCTGAACAGGTGGATTGCCTGGAGCTGGTCAAAAAACTGGCCGATTCCTATCGCTGTTTGATCCGCAGGCGGGAACTGCTCCGACAGCAGTATGAAGAATCGAAGTCGTGGTTTTACACGAAGGAAGAGATCGTTTACAAGTTGTCGCAGGGTGCACATGAGGAATCCGAACGGGTGCAGACAAGCGGCTTGTCGAACCCAGTGGAACGCACGGTCCTTAATTGCGATAAGGTGCTGGCATCCATGAACCGGGAAGTACAGACACAGCGTACCGAGCAGTTTCTGGAACCTTACTATGAAGTCTGCGAACAGATCGAACTCTTTGAGATCGGACTTCGCAGTCTGCGTGGACAGACCCGGCTCGTGGCGGAGCAGTTATTTGTGGAGGGAAAGAAGCAGTCGGAGATCACAGGGGCAGAGGGAAAACTGCTGACCCGGAGGACGGTAGTCCGGGAGAAAGAAAATGCCCTTATTGGAATGGCCGACACAATTGGGCGTTATCGGAAGGGGTGAGTTTAGGATGAAACAGGAAACAGCAGAGGATATGCTGGAGTTTGCAAAAGAAATCTGCCAGAAATACAGCAGGGTAAAAACGCTGGCAGAGGAAACACAAATGCAGTGGAGACAGGATCTTGAAATGGCTGCGGATTCTAAATATCCGGGTGAAAAGGATATGTATGACAAGCAGGCAGAAGAAGATCTTGCAAGGTACACAGCTCTAAGAGAGTGGCTTAACCTGGTTGATGTAGCGGCGTTTCAGATCAGAGACAGTAAGGCGCAGATCGTTGTGAGACAGCACTGTCTGGATCGGATTCCGCTGAAAGCAGTCGAATTTGAGAACGGAAGGCATATGGGAAAAACCGCCGTCTTTTATCATAAAAAAATCGGGCTGCAGCAGTTTTCAGAAGAGCTTTTCTCCAGCAAAGAGCAGATGCAGCTGCTGGAAAAAAAGTTCTGCAAAAACTGAACTTTACGAACGGAAACGAACCGTTTTTGAACTTTTCCTTCTTAACTGTACATCGGTTTTTTGCTATACTTTAAACTAGGAAAATAGGAAAACAAAGGCATAAAGATACTGGAAAGCATCCGGTGTTTTTATGCCTTTTACATTTACGGCCGCTATGAGGATTCCATCTTCAGCGGCCTTTTTGCTATCAAACTGGAGGTGAGATCCCAATGGGGAGAAAGAAAAAGAATGCCCGGTCAGCAGCACATGGACGAAAGATCCATGTTAATAAATACATCAATCAACGAGGAAAGACCAAGAAAAGGGCAGTAGTATCCTGTCAGCCGGCACCTAATAGAGTACCAATTCAGGAGATGCCGCTTACCAGATGGCCGGTACAAAAGATACCGAAGCAGTATGAGATCTGGTTTGCAGAACTGGGGAATCATTATGGTACTTCGGTGCAGAGCGGAAACCGCCCGGTGCTGGTTATCAGCAACGATATGGCAAACCGCAATTCTCCGATCATCACGGTGATTCCGATGAGTTCCAAGCTGAAGAAGCTGGAGCTGCCGGTACACATTCCGGTCACCGGGAGAGATTGCGAAATGCTCCGGGATGAAGAACTGGAAGAATCCATTCTGCTGGTGGAGCAGATCACGACCATTGACAAGATGGTCCTGTGCAACCGGCTCTGCCGTGTGACCTCGGCCAAGAAAAAGCAGGAGATCGAAGCTGCGGTTAAGAAGCAGTTTGCGATGCAGGCTTGTATGGGAAGGGAGGCGCAGGCATGATGGACATCAAGAACATTCCGGGCAAGCTGAAAACGACCTGCAGCTTCTGTGTCTGGAAGTTTGAAAAGCGCAATGGCCAGAAGACCAAGATGCCATTTAACCCGGCAACGGGGGAACGGGCGAGGATCAATGACCTGCGTACATTTTCAGATTTCAAGAATACCCTTGTCACTTATGCAATGGGCGGCTATGACGGTATCGGCATTGCTGTTGGCAACGGAATCGGAGCTTTTGATATCGACCATTGTATCCGGGAGGATGGTACGCTGAACGATACAGCGGATACTGTCCTTTCCATCTTTCCTACGGCTTACGTGGAAAAATCTCCGTCTGGCAAAGGGTTGCGAGGTTTCTTCTGTGTGCCGGAAGACTACGTCTATGACAAGACAGTCTACTACATCAATAATCGCAGCAAAGGTCTGGAAGTGTACATGCCCGGTGCGACAAACCGCTTCGTCACCGTAACGGGAGATGTTTACCGCACAGGTGAGATCCCAAACGATGAAACGGCAATGACAACCTTGCTGGACACGCTGATGAAGCGAAACAAGCAGGTGCAGCAGACTCATTTCCAGCACCATTCGTACCTGGATGATGAGGCTGTCATCGCGCATGCCAATGAAGCCAGCAACTCGGAAAAGTTCAAAAAACTCTTTGTCGGTGACTGGGAAGACCTCTATGGTAGCCAGTCGGATGCAGATATGGCGTTACTGTCCATTTTGGCATTCTGGTGTGGCTGCGATGAGGAGCAGATGGATCGCATCTTCCGTACATCGGGCTTGATGCGTGATAAGTGGGATCGCAAGCAGGCTGGTTCGACCTACGGTGCGATTTCCATCCGCAATACCGTCAATACCTGTTCGGCTGTCTATATGCCGGTCAATGCGCAGGACATTGTGGATGAGGAATTTTCCAAGCTGGATGAGGATGATTATATCGAGTTTCAGCCGGATCTCACCAAGATCACAGTTACTCTGGAAGAAATGGCACCGCACACAAATGCCCGGTATGGCAGAAACGAGATCGGCATGGGCAATATGTTTGCAGATTATTTCAAGCAGATTGCCCGGTACAACAGTGAACGTAAAGGCTGGTATGTCTATGACGGATCTGTCTGGCGGCCGGACAAAGGCAATCTCAAGGTATCGGAACTGGCAAAGCTGCTGGCTGACAAGCTGTATGTGTTTGCCCTGACGATCACCGAAGAGGATGCCAGGAAGCGGTTCATCGACCGTGTCCGAAAACTGCAGCTGCGTAAGAATCGGGAAACGATGTTAAAAGATGCCATGTCCGTGTATCCGATCTCCATGCAGGCATTCGACAGGAACAAGTATTTCTTCAACTGCAAAAATGGAACGCTGGATATGCGGACACTGGAATTCAGGGAGCATCGGCCGGAGGATTATCTCACAATGGAATCCGGTATTACCTACGATCCGGATGCAGACTGTCCACGCTGGCACTCGTTTATCAAGGAAGTCATGTGCGGAGATGCGGATCTGGCAGACTTCCTTCAGCGTTCTTTGGGATACGCCCTGACAGGAGATACCTCGCAGGAGTGTATGTTCATCCTTTACGGTGCCACTTCCCGAAACGGAAAAGGTACTGCAATGGAAACATTCCTGAAGATCATGGGCGACTACGGAAAGACATCGAATCCGGATATGCTGGCAGCTAAATTCCGTGGTGGGAACACAGGCGGACCTTCGGAAGAAGTGGCTCGTCTGGTTGGCTCCAGATTTGTAAATATCTCTGAGCCGGAGAAGAAGATCACATTTAATGCGGCTCTCGTAAAAAGAATGACTGGCAACGACACCATCAATGCCCGATTCCTGAATGAGAACAGCTTTGATTTTGTGCCGGTGTTCAAGATTTTTATCAATACGAACTACCTGCCTAATGTCAATGATATGACCTTGTTCCAATCCGGCCGACTAAAGATCATCCCGTTTAACCGTCACTTTGAAGAGGGAGAACAGGATCAGGGGCTGAAGGGGCAGTTTGCGAAGCCGGAGAACCTGTCAGGTATTTTCAACTGGTGTCTGGAAGGGTACAAAAAGTTCTGCCAGCGGGGGTTGGAACTTCCGCAGGCTGTCACGAAAGCCACGGAAGATTACAAGGATGATTCTGATCGGATCGGGCAGTTCATTGAGGCGTGGCTTGAAAAAGAAGAAGGATCGGAACTTCGGACGGCGGCAGCATATCAGCTGTACACAAAGTGGTGTGAGGAGAACGGGTATTCCTCGGAGAACCAGAAGAACTTTAAAAATGCTATCGGTGTGCATTTCAAAGTGGCCCGAAAGCGTCCCAAAGGTGGTGGCGGACAGACTACGCTGATCATGGACTGCAGGTTCAAGGAAGTAGAAGATGGAGCAGAAGACCTGACGGTACAGGACGCATATAAGCCAAAGGACAGTCTTTTGTGACCTTTTTTTCTGATTTTGGGTGCTTTGTAGCATGTAGCTGGTTTGTAGCCGAGATTTCATAACCTTTTTTATTATTACTTTCTTTTATAGCTTTCTTATATAAAATTCAGCTACATGGTTGCTACATGCTACATGAGTTGAGGAGAAGAAAGCAAAATAAGAGAATGAACGGAAACCATGAACAGAGACAGGGCAGGCAGTCTTTGTGGGAGCCTATTTGTGGGCAAGGACAAAGGCGGCCTGCTTTGTGATACATGAAAGAGAGGACAGAACATGAGTAAGATCATCACTTGTGAACAGGTCAGCAATGGTCATCCCGATAAGATCTGTGACCAGATCGCAGATGCCATTGTGACCGATATTCTCCAGCATGACAGAAACGCCCGTGTGGCAATCGAGTGTCTGCTGAAAAAGAGTCAGCTTTTCATTGCTGGCGAGGTCACCACAGACTACCAACCGAACTACCAGCAGATCGTTCACAATGTGTTTACCCGCATCGGGCTTGAAAAGCTGGGCTGGAATCTGACCGACCTGCTTCGCATCGGCATTCTGGTGGACAAACAGTCCCCGGATATTGCACTGGGTGTGGATAAGGGCGGAGCCGGTGACCAGGGCATCATGTACGGCTATGCCACCAACGAGACGGCAGAGCAGATGCCGATCCCTTACATGGTCGCCACCAAGTTCCTGCAGCTGCTGAAGAATCATCCGTCCAAGATGTTCCGGGCAGATGCGAAAGCACAGGTCAGCTACGACTACGACACCGGACGCATCACTACCTTCCTCTGCTCCGTGCAGCACAGCCCGGATGTGGAGGTCAGCGATTTCCGGCACGTCATCGAATCCATGATGGTGCTTGCCGCTTGCGAGTACGGTCTGGACGGTGATTTTACAAAGCTGGTCAATCCGACCGGCCGTTTCGTGCTGGGCGGCAGCTATGCCGACTGTGGTGTGACCGGCAGAAAGCTGGCGTGTGATACCTACGGCGGCATCGGTCGAATGGGCGGCGGTGCCCTGAGCGGCAAAGACCCCACCAAGGTGGACCGTTCCGCAGCATACATGGCGAGGAAGATTGCCAAGGACATCGTGCAGGCGGGCTACGCTGACAAGTGCGAAGTTCAGCTGGCTTACGCCATCGGCGTGGTACAGCCAGTCGGTGTGTCGGTGGAGTGCTTTGGCACGGAGCATCAGTCGCTGGACTTCATTGAAGCCTATGTCCATGACAGCTACGACCTGACTCCGCAGGGGATCATCAAGCGGTTGGGTCTGCTGGATGTAGACTACAACAAGGTCAGTGCTTACGGTCACTTCGGTAAGGCTGGTCTTCCGTGGGAGGACTGACCCATGCCGTACAGACCAAAGACACCGTGCCATCACCCCGGCTGCCCGGAGCTGGTGGAAGCCGGCCGGCTCTACTGTGAGAAGCACCTGCCTCTCCATCCAGAGGTGACCCGCCCGGCAGCGAAGCGAGGGTACAACAGGCGGTGGCAGAAAGTCAGAAAGTCGTATCTGGAAGCTCATCCACTCTGTGTGCAGTGTGCCAAGCAGGGCAAGTACGTCCGGGCAACGGTTGTGGATCACATCATTCCACACCGTGGTGACCAGAAACTTTTCTGGGACCAGAACAACTGGCAGTCTCTCTGCAAGAGTTGTCACGATAAGAAGACGCTGACCGAAGACATCAACCCGACCTACACCTACTGACACCCCCGCCGGGGGCCGGGGTCACTTCTCTACGGTGAAGTCACACGGAGACCGGTGGCCCCTTTTCTGTGAAAAACCGCAAAATTGATAGGCCGGGGGTCAGATGATTAACGGCGCAAAATGAAACACGAAAATGTACAGGCATCGGAGCTTTCGTTCCGGTGCCATTCTTTTTCCCCGAAATGAACCAAAGTGTGTGAAACCTCTCGTAGACAGGGGGCTTTCGCACATTTTTGCTTGTTCCGGGAGGAGCGAGGGCGAGCGAGAATCGGCCGCCGCAACAACAATTCAACCGGGCGGGACAGGGCCGATTTCCACTTCGCCGCTTTTCGTATGAATTATGAGATTTTTCTAAGAAACCGCCGAAGAAACGGCGAAAAATGAGAGTGAGGTGAGGGCGGATGGAAGATTATACATCTGAGATGATCAAGGACATGGCTTTTTCCTTCTGCCCTCAGTGCGGTACAGCCATTGTACCGAATCATAAAGGCAGACCGAGAAAGTTTTGCTCACCGGAATGCCGGTCAAGATGGAACAACACCCACCCAAAGCCGGAAAACTGGAGAACAGTGCGGTCAAAGATCTGTCCGGCGTGCGGCAGGGAGTTTTCCTACCGGCATCAGTACGGGTTGGAACGAAAATATTGCAGCCGTGGTTGTGCAAACCGGGGCAGGAAGAAGGAGGCGAACAGGAGTGAGTAAGAAAATTATCGGTGTGTATCCGATGTTCAACACCGGGGGTATCTGTGTACATGCGATTGACGATGCGGAAGATAAGGTCTTGGCATCTGTGAATGGGGAAAACCCGGAATGGTGCGAGATGGCTGAACAGCCGCAGGAAGATGGAGATGAAATGGAGTCGGGCTTTTTGTTCGGCTCCTTTTTCGTGCCGTTTTCAGGGGTCATTCGCATGGGAATCTGAATTAGGAGGAACCTACATGAAAGCGACTGCTGAACTGAAGATGCTGCCGGTGTCCGTACTCAAGCCGGCTGCATACAATCCCCGGAAAAAGCTGAAGCCGGGGGATAAAGAGTACGAGAAAATCAAGAACTCCATCACGGAGTTTGGCTTCGCAGATCCTTTGGTGGTCAATGCCGACATGACGATCATCGGTGGTCACCAGAGACTGACCGTAGCGATGGAGCTGGGCTACACCGAAGTGCCTTGCGCGGTGGTGGACATCGACAAGACCAGGGAGAAGGCCCTGAACATCGCACTCAACAAGATCACGGGTGCCTGGGATGATTCCCTGTTGGCTGATCTTTTGAAGGACATTGAGGATTCCAACTTCGACCTCGGTAAGACCGGTTTTGAACCGCCGGAGATCGAGACGCTGTTCAACAAGGTCCACAGCAAAGAGGTCAAGGAAGATGATTTCGATGTGGAATCGGAGCTGAAGCAGCCGTGCTTCTCCAAAGAGGGCGACCTCTGGCATCTGGGTAAGCACATCGTTCTGTGCGGCGATTCCACCAAGCCAGAATGCTACGATACCCTGATGGACGGCACCAAGGCAAATCTGGTACTTTCCGATCCCCCTTATAACGTGGATGTGGAAGAAACGGCTGGCAAGATCCTGAACGACAACATGGGCGATTCGGAATTCTACCAGTTCCTGCTGGCAGCGTTCCAGCAGATGCACGGGCATCTGGCGGATGACGGCTCCATCTATATCTTCCATGCAGATACGGAAGGGCTGAACTTTAGAAAGGCATTCAAGAATGCAGGGTTCTACCTGTCCGGGTGCTGTATCTGGAAGAAGAATGCGCTGGTGCTGGGCCGCAGTCCTTACCAGTGGCAGCACGAGCCGTGTCTCTACGGCTGGAAGCAGAAGGGGAAGCACCAGTGGTATTCCGACCGCAAGCAGACGACCATCTGGGAGTATGACCGGCCGAAGTCCAACAAGGACCATCCGACCATGAAGCCCATCGGCCTGATGAGCTATCCGATCCGAAATTCCACCATGACCAACGGCATCGTGCTCGATCCGTTCCTTGGCAGCGGTTCTACCCTGATCGCCTGCGAAGAAACCGACCGTGTGTGCCGAGGCATCGAGCTGGACCCGAAGTTCGTGGATGTGATCGTGAAGCGTTATATCGAACACAGCGAGGGTCACTACGATGATGTGTATGTCATCCGTGACAGTCAGAAGCTGAAGTTCGAGGAAGTGGCGACCTTCGAGCCGGAAAGGGAGGCCACTGATGGAGAATAAACAGCTGACCCTCGGCAGCCTCTTTGATGGCTCCGGGGGTTTTCCATTGGGCGGACTTTTGACCGGGCAGATCACTCCGGTGTGGAGCAGTGAGATCGAGCCGTTTGCCATCCGGGTCACGACCAAGCGTCTGCCGCAGGTGAAGCATTACGGAGATGTGTCTGCTATCAGCGGTGCAGACCTGCCTCCTGTAGACATCATCACCTTTGGCAGTCCCTGTCAGGATATGTCCATCGCGGGTAAGCGGGACGGTCTGGATGGTTCACGGTCCAGCCTGTTTTACGAAGCAATCCGAATCGTGAAGGAAATGAGGTGTAAGACCAATGGAGAAAAACCAAGATTTATCGTGTGGGAGAATGTGCCAGGGGCCTTCTCCTCAAACAAAGGACAGGACTTCAAAGCAGTCCTCGAAGCCGTCATCAGTGTTAAAGACCCGTCCGCCTCGGTGCCTGCGCCTGAGAAGAAAGGATGGCCTGACGCTGACTACTACGTGGGAGACGGATGGAGCGTCGCGTATCGAGTTTTTGATGCACAATGGTGGGGCGTTCCCCAAAGAAGAAAACGTATCTACCTTGTCGCAGATTTTGCAGACCAGAGTGCCCCAAAGGTATTATTTGAGTCCGAAGGCATGTCTCGGTATTCTGCGGAGGGCTTCCGTGCGTGGCAAAGAGCTGCCGCCGTTGCTGAAAGCGGCGCTGGAGAGACAGGCTGCAGTGGAGCAGGAGGACGGCTCTGTCTGAACGATCAGGGCGGAGAGAGGATGGATGTGACGGAAGAGGTGACAGCCACCCTCCGTGCGGAGGCACATCATCCGCCGTGTGTTATGGAAGCCGCTGGTTTCTGTACCGAGCATTCCGCAAATGCCAGAAGCATTGGATACGAAGAGGAACGGTCACCGACCCTCCGGGCTGGTGTTGTGCCTGCTGCCATCGCACTGGAAAATCATCCTGCTGACAGCCGGGTGAAGATTTCCGAGGATGGTAAGGTGCAGACACTGACAAGTCGGTGCGGTACGGGTGGCGGTAATGTCCCGATGGTCATGGACACTGTTGAAAATTCAGTGGAAAGCCCGGTGAAAGAAGTTGAAAACTCTCCGGCGGTCACATTGAAGATCCGTTCCGGGTGTGAAGGCGGTGGCAAGGGCGCTATCTGGCAGGAAGAAAAGTCAGCTACCCTCGGCTGCAACAACGACCAGACACTGTTCGTTCCAAAATGCTACGGTGTCTGCTCTAAAGCCAGCCACTCCATGATGTCCGATAATCCGCATAGCGGCTTCTATGAAGCGGAGACCTCCCGGACACTAGACCGCAGTGGTGGAGATCCGACCTGCAATCAGGGCGGTATCTGCGTGGTAGAGCCGATCGCCTTTACCCAGAACCAGAGGGATGAAGTCCGGGATCTGGGAGAGAAGTCAGCGGCACTTGCAGCAGAGCCGGGGATGAAGCAGCAGACCTTCGTCCTGCAGGGCAACATGATCGGCCGCAAGGATGAGAACGGTCCGCAGGGGGATGGCGTCAATGAGGATGTCTGCTTTACACTGGATGCCACTGACCGCCATGCAGTCTGCGCACCGGAGGATGTGTATGCCATGACCACCGGCTCCTATATGCAGGTGGCAAAAGAAGTCGCACCGACTCTGATGGCGCGGGATTACAAAGACCCGACCACCATCGCACCGGCACCGCATCTGAACGAGGGTGTTATGGGAACGGTGGCAACTGGGGCGCATCCCAGCGGATTCAATGGGCAGGATGCTTTCAATGACCGTCTGGTCATCGACAACCCGGAAGCGCAGCCGACACCTGTGACCTATACCGTCCGCCGTTTGACACCGACCGAGTGTGCCAGACTGCAAGGATTCCCGGACTGGTGGTGCAGAGATCTCGGAACGGAAAACCCGACCGAAGAAGAGCTGGCATTCTGGGCAGATGTGTTTGAAACGCACCGCAAGATCGTGACCCATGCCAAGAAGCCGAAGACGGAGAAGCAGATCCGGAAATGGCTGGCTGACCCGTATACGGATTCGGCAGAGTACCGTATCTGGGGTAACGGCATATGCTTAGCCAACGCATTTTTTGTTCTGGCCGGCATCGCATGGTGTGCAGGTCTGGAAGAATAAACTGGCCCGCTATATTACTAGGTAGAAAGTGACCCGGTAATATGGTGGGCTTACATATTGGTCCTATTTACACAACAGATTCTGCAGTCCCTTGTGTAATTGGTCGAACATGAAGAATATCGGGAAATGGCCTTGCTATTTGACCGGTTCAGAGTGATATATGTGCTACCGAAAAAAACATCGGGACGTACAAAGACAAAAAACGAAAGGGGCAATGAATTATGTTGAAATTTGAATTGAACATAGCCGACCGCAAGACACTTGCAAATCGCATGGAGGAGCTGACGGGCATCCATCCTTACTACACCAGAGCGCCGCTGTATGCTTATGACATCGGCAACTACACCATCGACCGGGACGGCAATCTTCTGGTCGAATCGGAGAATGCAGATGCCGAGCTGCTGACGACCCTGTTGAATGAGGGGTTGATTCGCGGCTGCGAGAGCATTGAGAGCACGGATGACCAGCCGGAAAACACAGAGCCGACTGAAAACTTGGCAGAGGAGCCTGTGGCCGAAGCAGAGCCGGATGATACGGAAGAGGATGAGCCGGATGCAGAGGAATCGGAAAGCGAAGAGCAGCCGGAAGCAGAAGACCAGCCAGAAGAGGTACCATTGGATCTGGAACTTGCCTTCCCAACCAGCCAGCATAATGGTGTGAGCCTTCGCAATCTGGTCAACCTCATCTACAGCCGGGGCCGACTCATCAGCAAGGCAACGGGCGGGCACTTTCATGTGGAAACTGACCTGGTCGAAACACTACGGGATGACAGTTGCACCTACACGGTGGCAAACTTCATCGAGGCGCTTAAAAGTTACGAAGCACAGTGCGGAACTGCGATGGAAGGTCTGGTGATCACAGAAGAAAAGGTTTCCTTCACAGGATTCCCGACGGCTTCCGACTATGCTCACCTGACGGCTTTCGGCCACCTTGCCATCCTGATGAACCAGCAGGCAATCAGCCAGAAACGCATCCAGGCAAAGGATGTCAACGATGAGAATGAGAAATACGCACTCCGCACATGGCTCCTGCGGCTGGGGATGAACGGTCCGGATTTCAAAGAAACACGAAAGATCCTCATGGAGAATCTTTCCGGCCATGCGGCTTTCCGAACGGATGAGGAAGCGCAGAAGTTCCTTGCAAGGGAAAAGGCAAAGCGGGATGCCCTGAAAGCCGCGAAACAGGCGGCACAGAACGGCGATCCTGCCACTTGGGAAACGGCCGCACAGGATGCAGCCCAGCCGACACAGCCCGACTGTGGGGCAGATACGGCGCAGATGCTGGAGGCGGGAGCGTAAGCTCCCAATCCCCCAATGGGGGCCGAAAAATATGCGAGACCCTCTTCCATTGTACCGATATTAACTCTGAAAATGTACATTATCAAGCGTATAAACCGCAGAAATGTACACGATCATTCTGCCTCATATTTGTCGAATATATGTTCTTTTATATCCTTGCTATTATCCGCACCTGACGGTAATATGCACATACCGAAAGGGAAAACAAGGAAAAAACAAAGGAGAACATACCATGAACGATAAAACAAGAGAGCAGATTGAAGCCATGAAGAACCAGACCATCGGAGTTGAGATCGAGATGAACAACATCACCAGAGAAAAAGCGGCAAGAAAGGTTGCCGAGTACTTCGGAACCAGAGCATGGAACGCCGCCAGCGAGTACGGATATTACAGCTGGGCTTGCAAGGACGGACAGGGCAGGGTTTGGAAATTCCAGAGTGATGTGAGCATCTACGGACCGGACGCAGAAAAATGCGAACTGGTCACCCCGATCCTCACCTACGACGACATCGAATCCCTGCAGGAGATTATCCGGCTGCTCCGCAAGGCAGGAGCAAAGAGCAGCCCAAGCCGCGGATGCGGGGTCCACATCCACATCGGCAAGGGCGACCACACCGCAAAGACCATCCGCAACCTTGTGAACATCATGGCGGCGCACGAACAGCAGATCGGCAGAGCCATTCGAATCGATGCAGGGCGCACCGGACAATATTGCCGAGTGGTCGACCACTGCTTCCTCGACCGGCTGAACCGCGAGAAGCCGACCACCATGCGCAAGCTGGAAGACATCTGGTACGAAGGCAACGGTTCCAGCTGGGAAAACCGGAATGCCCATTACAATTCAAGTCGGTACCACATGCTGAACCTCCATGCCACCTTTACAAAAGGGACCATTGAATTCCGCCTTTTCCAATTCGCAGACCCAGCGGACGGAAAGCGCAACGGGCTGCACGCCGGTGAGATGAAAGCCTACATCCAGCTTTGCCTCGCAATGAGCCAGCTTGCCAAGATGGTCAGAACGGCAAGCCCGAAGCCCCAGCAGACCGACAACGAAAAGTACGCGATGCGGTGCTGGATGCTGAGGCTGGGATTCATCGGGGATGAATTCGCAACGGCAAGGGAGATTCTTCTGCGGAACATGGAGGGCAACGCATCCTGGCGGAACAAATAAGCCTGGATGCACGGGCACCTTTTGGGCGGGCAACCGCCCTTGAGGTGGTAGAAGGAGGTGCAGGTTTATGAAAAGCACGTTAAAAAATGAAAACACACCGGGAGGCAGGACCTTTAAGGTGACCATCACCGAGACCTACCAGAGAACGGTGACCATTTATGAATCCGAAATGAAAGAGCCGACCGTGGAGGAAGCCCAGCGAGTGGCAGAGGACTGGTGGCAGGACAGCCAGATTGAGCTTGGGACAGATGATTTCCAGGGCGTGGAATTCACTGGCAGGGAGGACGGTGAGGCGGATGTTTGAATTGATCAGCCGAAACCCATCCAGATATTACCTTGCCTACGGAAGTAATCTCGACATGGAGCGGATGGGAAAGAGATGCCCTTACGCTGTGGTGGTCGGCACGACCGAGATCAAGGGCTACCGGCTCCTGTTCAAAAAGAGCAAGACCGGCTTCTATGCCACCATCGAGCAGGATGCCAATGAAAGCGTACCAGCGGTGGTCTGGAAGCTCTCGGAATACGATGAACTCCTGCTGGACCGGTACGAGGGCTGCCCACGATACTACTACAAGAAGCAGTTTCAGCTTCCGGTCTGGAACCTGAACGGGAACCGCATGAAAAAGGCAAAGCCATGCATCGCTTATGTGATGCACGAGGACCGGCGGCTTGGCTGCCCGGATGCCGAGTATTTTGAACTGTTGCGCGGCGGATACAGCGACTGGGAATTTCCGCTGGACACATTGAAGCGTGGACTGGCAGCCAGTATCGGAAGGGCGGAAGCTGTCCGGTATCTGAAGAAGCAGCAGATGATGTAAGAGTACACGATCAAAAGCAAAAAACATTGTGCAGTATATGATGCTTATCGGCCTTGATAAATCAGGGCAGAAGAGTGATATATACCATACCGCCAGACAAGAGCGGAGAAAACCGAAGGGAGAGATTCAAATGAAGAACAAGAAATATTACATCGCCTACGGCAGCAACCTGTCGGTGGAGCAGATGGCAGACCGGTGTCCGGATGCAAAAATTGCAGGGCAGGCGGTGCTGGCCGGCTGGGAGCTTTTGTTCCGCGGCTGCGCCACTATCGCACCGAACCCGAAGAAGAACACGCCGGTTCTGGTGTGGGAAATCTCGGAAATGGACGAAGGAAACCTCGACCTCTATGAGGGCTACCCGAACTACTACCGCAAGGAAGACCTGAACATCGAACTGCTCCGGGAAGAGGCAGAACCGGAGATGGTGACCGCAATGGTCTACATCATGGAGAACGACTTCGGACACCGCGCACCGAGCCGGTATTACTACAAAGTTCTGCATGACGGCTATAAGGCATTCCGCTTCCCGATGCACATCCTCGAAGGTGCGCTGAAGGAATGCATGGATAAGGATGCCGCCCAGCGGATGATCGAGGAGGTGCAGGCATGAATTTCGCAGATCAGAAAATGGTCAAGAAGTTGAGAAAAGAGTTCCCGGTCGGATGCCGGGTCGTCCTCGATGAGATGGATGATAGGCAGGCACCGCCCATCGGAACGCAGGGAACCTGCAACGGGGTCGATGATGCCGGAAACATCTTGGTGAACTGGGACACCGGAAGCCATCTTAACGTTGCCTACGGCGCGGACAGTTGCCACCGTGTGGCAACGGATGCCGAGGTCAAGGTGTCGCTCGACCACCTTGGTAAAACGCGACAGACCGGCCCACGTTGCCCCAGGTGCGGAGCAAAGCCTGACTGCTACGACCATCAGCAGCAGGCACTCAGCCGAAGAGCGGACATCCAGATCTGCAACCGATGCGGAACGGAGGAAGCATTAGAGGACATTGCATGGGGCGAACAGCAGAAGATGCATCTTGCAGACTGGGCAATCGTGAAAGGGGGATGGGTCGAATGAAAGTTCTTCTGATCAAACCGATGGAGCATCCGCAGGTGGTGGACATTGAAAACTCCCTGAAAGAGTTCTACCGCATCCTCGACTGCGACTGTATCACAGCCACCTACCCGTGGGAAGAACGCGCCGTCCTGGTCACCGATGACAACGGGCTGTTCACCGAGAAGTCATTCAGCAGATACATTCCGGAGCTGGAGCAGCCCATCAAGGGAAACTTCTTCATCTGCGGATTGGGCGAGGAAGATTTCGCAGAGCTGCCCCAGGACCTCATCCAGAAATTCAGGGAACGCTTCTGGGTGCCGGAGGCATTCGTCAGCATGTTCGGGCAGATGGCAGTCATTCAGATGGATGACGGAACGAAGCCGGAATAAGATACCACAATCAGAAAAATACCCTCTCGGCCAGAAAAGACCGGGAGGGCTTGGTTTAACAGGAGGAGCCTATGGGACACAGGAAGATGCCGGCTTATGGCGAGAGGGAACACGGCGGCAGATACATTCTGGATGAATACGAATGGTCGAGAAACCACTGCAAGGCGGTGACCATCCGCAGATGGAAAAGGGACCTGAAAAAGAAAGCCAGAGCGCATAACCGCAGGGTGATGCATCAGGCAATGCAGGGCGAAGCCGATTAGACGGAAAATGGGGGTCTCAAAAGAATGAGAACCCCCTTCCAGTTTACTGTATATTACCTCTGGAAAGCAACGATAGCAAGGAGAACCGCCGCCATAATGTACACAAACATCTGGCAGCGGTTTTGTGTATCATACCAAACCAAAACGGGGGATACGAGGCAGAACCCCAGCTTCTGCTGGGGGAGCCTTTTGGGATTCCTTAGAAGAAATCCCTCATGCTCATGCCGACCTCGTTCAGTCGTTCTTCCATGCTGTGGTAGTGCCAATCTTCTTCCTCTTCTTCGTCCTCTTCCTCAAGCTCTTCTGGGAAGGGGTCGTGCCGCCATCCGGCTTTCTGGTATTCTTCTTCCCGGATGTCGTTGCGGTCGTAAATGTCCAGCTCGTATTCTTCTTCAAGCTCTGCGATGCGGTTTTCGATTGCGGTTTCAACTTCTGTAATGGTCTTTTTCATGGTTTTTGTCCTCCGTTTTTGGTTTGGTTTTCTTTGCTTTCGTTGTGTGTATAATGCCGCAGAAACACATATATAGCAAGTCAATCAGGGGTTATATATGTACCAAACATGAGGGGCAAAGATCGTTGATAATATGACGTTTTATGGCCTTGCTATCACAGGGCAGTGACGGTAATATACAGCTACAAAAAGCAAAGGAGGACAGCAGAATGACTGATTGGAGAACATGGAAAAAAGGGAGAAAGACAACATGGCACTGGGACGAATTCGATGGAAGCGGAAGCCGAGAAGGGATCATCATCGAGGTTCATGAAGACCACGCGATCATGGAAGCAGACGGCACGCACCTTTGGATCGACGATGACACGGCAGAGATGTTCAGCTAGGAAAAACGGGGAGGGAAACCTCCCCGGATAAACACATAAATCCACCAGTTCAGGGCGCAGATGATCGTGTACTTTAGCCGCTTGATAGTATCCGGCAGTGACGGTAATATACAGCTACCAAAACGAAAGGGGCAAAGAACATGGAACGCTACACTTACGAGATCACCTTTACACGGCTGGATGGACAGCCGGATGAAATCCAGCAGCACACCAGCGAGGAGCTGGCAAGAGAATGCTTCCGGCTTTTCGATGAGTCGGACAGCGCAGAGATGTACAGCAAAATCGAACTTAGCTGCCACGACTGGGAAACAGGCGCGGATGAGATTCTGGAAACGATGACATTTTGAGAGGAGAACAAAAACATGACCTACACAAAAATCAACCTTTACCTTGCGAACGGAATCCCGGAGGCACTCAGCAACCTCTGGTACGGAAGAGACAGCGCGGTGGTCGAGATCAGGGATGCCGTTGAGGATGCGAAGAACGGCAAGGACCTTCTGAACCGCATCCAGAAGATGAAGCTCCTTCGGAAATTCACCCTCGACAGGGAGAACGAAAGTCGCATCCGCTTCAAGGGAACGGACTGCTGGGGCAACGTAAGCTACCTCGAAATCATCCGCTAAAGGCAAGATCGACAGGCGCAAGGGGCTGGAAATGACCAGCCTTTTGCTCGTGTCTGTCTTCCGAAAGCTGGCATGAAAAGCACATAAATATGACAATTACAGGATTGAATGATCGTGTAGTTTAGCCGCTTGATAGTACTCCGGGGTGACGGTAATATACAGTCACCGAAAGGGGAAAACAACAAAAACGGAGGATACGACAATGACGAAGAACGAAGAACGCATCAATAAACTTTTCAAAGAACTGGTACCGGAGACGGGCAAGGCAGACAGCCTCGCAGGGGAGCTGGTAAGGGCAATGAGCCGCATCGGATACCGCTTTTACAACGACGGCGACCAGCTGGGCATCGGCTACGGCAAGGAAACCTGCAACCCTGCAGGGCGGTTCCTTGGAGCCAAGGGCAACGATAAAATCGCAAAGCTGACTGCAGATGCCTGGGCAGTCTACAGCGAGGAAGCCTACGAAAAGGTTCTGGACATCCTTTGCGGAGCGGTTGCCGACTATGTCGAGCAGAACCCAGACCTTAGAAACCAGCCGACCGAAGATATGTGGGACTTCAAAGATGAGGAAGAAGACCAGGATGACAGCTGGGATGAGGAGGAAGATGACTGGGACGAAGAGGAAGATTACGAGGACGAAGACTACTAAGCCAGAGAAACACATGGGGCTTGCCGGAAACGGCGGCCCTTTTCTTCTGCCGTAATACGCACAGTTCCGGGGAAACATATTTGTGTAGTATAGCCGCTTGATAGTGTGTGACATAGACGGTAATATGCACATACCGAAAGGGAAAACCAAGAAAAATGGAGGAAACCACCATGAAGAAGAACATCACCAAGGAAGAAGAAAAAGCCCTGCTGGAGATCGCCAAGCGCCTGATGGCGGCAGTAGACAGCCGGGGAGACCTCGAAGCCCGCGACAATGACAGCGAGGACTTCATTGAGGTTCCGGTCTGGGGCATCCAGAAGGCAATGGAAGAAGCCTACCTGCTGGGACGGATGAGCAGATAAACCGACAGCCCCACACAGGGGCTTGTGCCACGGGTGGCAAAACGATCCGAGTGAACCGACAACGCCCCAGATAGGGGCAGATGTGGCGGCGTGGATGCGCCAGGAGGAGAAGCACATGGAAGAGCGGATGCTGGATGTCATCGTGGAAATCTACAACCACATGGATGATAGCGATAAGGATGGCTTTACGCTGGAGGATGCCGAGGATATGGTGGAAGACCAGATCAGGATGGATAAGGAATCCGGACGGGAACCGCTGGCATATGCCCCGCAGTTCTTCTACGATACCCTTGTGGAACTCATGGAGCAGGATGCAGAGTGATGTACATTCTGCCCGGTATTCCAGACGGAAGATCGTGTACTTTAGCCGCTTGCTATCTGCTGCATCTGACGGTAATATGCACATACCGAAAGGGGAAAGCTCCAAGGGAAAAACGAAAACACGGAGGAATTCACCATGAAAAAGCATTTGATTAACTTCCCGGAAAACAACATCAGCATCGAGAGTTTCTACGACCGGCTCAGACCTTGCTACGACAGCATCATGCAGTTCGGTGACCGGGTTCTGGTTGCCCAGATGAACTGGAACGGCATGCTGGAGGGAGCGGTATACGGCTTTGTGGAAGACCCAGAGGAAGGCTGGTCACCGATTGAGTGCCGGCTGGAACTTCTGAAGATTTCCGATGAGACCTACACGGATGCCGGACACGCAATCGAGTGGTGCATCAAGAACGCACACTGAAAAAGGGCAGAGCTCCTTCGGGAGCTTTTGCTCGTAGTGGCGGATTCTTCCGGCGTGGAAATACACATAAATCTGACAAAAAGAGGTGTGTATGATCGTGCAGCATAGCCGCTTGATAGTATCCGGCAGTGACGGTAATATACAGTCACAACGAAGGGGAAAGCCCTACGGAAAACAAAACACACGGAGGATACAGACCATGACGAACAAAGCAAAAACCTACCTTAAGAACATTCAGGGAGCCGACACCGAGAAGAAGCTGATCGGCATCGAGATCGCCTTCAAGCAGGACATGACCCTCAGCTGCAGCGACCTCGGAAGCCTTTGCAGGGCGGCAGAGGACAGGCGGTACAGCCTGCGTAACAATGAGGAAACGCTGAAGCTGAAGCAGATCCTTTTCTTCCGGACGAAAGCGGAGATGGATGCCTACCACGACATGAGCCGCAAGCCGGAAGACTGGACAGCAGCGGAGATCGAGCAGCAAAGAAGCCGCTTCTGCAGCGTCTGGCAGGTCATCGAGGAAGCGGAGCTGGTCGATGAGTACGAGGCTTGGAAGGAAGCCAACCCCAACGCCTAACAGCACCCAAAAGGTACACGCCCCGAAAAGGGGCTGTGCCGCGTATCCGATGTGTTTTATATAAAGTTGCCTTAATGGGAAACTATTTGCTATTCATGTTGAAAAGTTTCCCATTAAGGGAAATGATATTTCAAGGACTTCTTCGGAGGTCCTTTTTCTTTACCCATTTTTACAGAAGGGAGGGGAAGCCAATGGCTACCAGAGGCAGAAAACCAAAGCCGACCGCCATGAAGGAACTGGAAGGTAATCCGGGCAAGCATCCGCTGAATACCAGCGAACCGAAGCCCAACAAGAAAGCACCGGCCTGTCCAAAGTGGCTGGAGCCGGAAGCAAAGAAAGAATGGCGCAGACTTGCCAAACAGATGGAAGCCATCGGCATCCTGACCGAAGTAGATATGGCTGCCTTTGCCGGCTATTGTCAAGCGTATGCCCGATGGAAAGAGGCAGAGGAGTTCATCACTCAGCACGGCACCATCGTCAAGACCCCGTCCGGGTACTGGCAGCAGGTGCCGCAGGTGTCCATTGCCCAGACTTATCTGAAGATCATGAACAAGTTTGCAGAGCAGTTCGGTCTGACCCCGTCCTCCCGAAGCCGGATCATTGCTTCGGACGGTGGTCCTGCGGATGCAGCTGATGAGATGGAGAATCTGCTGGGAGGAGGTGGAAGCTGATGGCAGAGTGCAGACCGAAAAACTATCCGAAACTGAAGGACTATAAGCCCAGCCGGTTCATGCTTCCGACCTGCCACTACGATGCCGCAAAAGCAGATCGGGCAGTGACTTTTATTGAGAACCTCCGACACACCAAAGGTAAGTGGGCGGGCAAGCGGTTTTGGCTGCTTCCTTGGCAGGAGCAGATCATGCGGGATGTGTTCGGCATCGTGGACGAGAGGGGAAACCGTCAGTTCCGCACGGCTTATGTCGAAATCGGTAAGAAGAACGGCAAGTCCGAACTTGCCGCTGCGGTGGCCTTGTATCTGCTTTTTGCCGATAACGAGCCGTCTGCCGAAGTCTATGGTGCTGCCGCTGACCGCCAGCAGGCATCCATCGTTTTTGATGTTGCCCATCAGATGGTGCAGATGACTCCGGCACTTTTGAAACGGTGCAAGATCATGGCAGCCACCAAGCGAATCGTGAACTACGGGAACGCAGGATTTTATCAAGTCCTGTCTGCCGAAGTAGGCACGAAGCACGGCCTGAACGTGTCAGGTCTTGTTCTGGATGAGGTTCATGCCCAGCCAAACCGAAAACTCTACGATGTCCTAACCAAAGGTTCCGGTGATGCCCGTGAACAGCCGTTGTTCTTCCTGATCACCACGGCCGGCACGGACAAGGAGAGCATCTGCTACGAACTCCACATGAAGGCACTTGACCTGTTGGCCGGACGTAAGATCGACCACACTTTCTACCCCGTGGTCTACGGCTTGACCGATGAGGATGACTGGCACGATGAAGCCAACTGGTATAAAGCCAATCCCTCTCTCGGCCAGACCATCCAGATCCAGCGTGTCCGGGATGCGTACCAGGAAGCACTTGATAACCCGGCAGAGGAGAATGTATTCAAGCAGCTCCGTCTGAATATGTGGGTGTCCTCGCTGACGAGATTCATCCCGGAACACATCTACAACCTCGGCAATCAGCCAATCAATATGGAAGCCCTCAAAGGCCGTGACTGTTATGGTGGACTGGACTTGTCCAGCACCGGAGACATCACGGCTTTTGTGCTGATGTTCCCACCCAGAGTTCCAGAGGAAAAGTACATCATGCTCCCGTTCTTCTGGATTCCGGAGGATACGATCCCCCAGCGTGTGCGCAGGGCATCCGTTCCGTATGATGTCTGGTATCAGCAGGGCTACCTGATGGCGACCGAGGGCAATGTCATCCATTACGGTTTCATTGAGAAGGTCATCGAGGAGCTGGGCAAGACCTATCACATTCGGGAGATTGCCTTTGACCGATGGGGAGCCGTGCAGATGACCCAGAACCTTGAGGGGATGGGATTCACAGTTGTGCCTTTCGGTCAGGGCTTCAAAGATATGAGCCCGCCTACCAAGGAGTTCTACAAGCTCCTGATGGAAGGCAGGATCATCCACGGCGGCAATCCGGTCATGGCATGGATGGCGGGGAATGTGGTCGTGGATACCGACCCGGCGGGCAATATCAAGCCGACCAAGGCGAAGTCGCCGGAGAAGATCGATGGTATCGTCGCTGCGATCATGGCACTGGACCGCTGTATCCGAAACGAAGGACAGCAGCAGGGAAGCGTCTACGACGAACGTGACATGATCGTTTTTTGATATGAAGATTTGGAGGAAAACACAATGAAGTATCTGATGAGTGCAGAATGGTGGAAGGCAGCCGGCATCCGTGCCGCAAAGACGATGTTCCAGACCGGCGCGGCCCTGGTCGTGACACAGATGCCTGGTGGCACGGTAGACTGGATGGCGGTCGGCAGTGCAGTGATCGTAGCAGGTGTTGCGTCCCTCGGTACCAGCCTTGCCGGTCTGCCGGAACTGGAGAAAGGGGATAAGGCTTAATGGGATTCTGGGAATGGATGGGGTTTGAGAACCCAAGGGATTCTCCCAAAACAGAACAGCCAAAAGAAGGTCTGCCGCAGGTCACGGATAACGTCCGAGATTCCGGGCAGACCTTTGTGTTTGGACGTTCCAATGCCGGGGAGCAGGTGGATGAGAAAGCCGCCATGCAGATCCCGACGGTATATGCCTGTGTCCGTCTGCTGGCAGAGTCCATTGCGGCACTGCCGCTGCATCTGTATCGGGTGACGGACGATAATGGCAACAAGGAAAAGGCACGGGATCATCCGCTGTATAAGATTTTATATCGCCAGCCAAACCCGGAGATGACATCCTTTGTTTTCTGGGAAACGCTGATGACCCATCTGCTCCTCTGGGGCAATGCCTATGCACAGATCGTCCGGGATGGCAAGAACACGGTACTGGGTCTGTATCCGCTTTTACCGGAAAATGTCGAAGTGGACCGGGATGAGAGCGGCGAGCTCTACTATATCTACCACGCCTACACGGATGAAGTTCCGGGAGAGCAGAATAAAGACATCTACTTTCGCCGGGACGAGATATTCCATGTGCCGGGGTTGGGCTTCAATGGTCTGATTGGTTTCTCACCGATTGCCATGATGAAGAACAGCCTCGGCACTTCCATTGCCGTGGACAAATACGGTTCCTCTTTCTTCAAGAACGGCGCACAGCCCAGTGGTGTGCTGGAACATCCCGGCGTTGTGAAAGACCCGAACCGTATCCGGGATAGCTGGGAAGCGGCTTACGGTGGTGCTTCCAATGCCCATCGTGTGGCTGTGCTGGAAGAGGGCATGGTCTACAAACCGATCTCTCTGCCACCGGAGGACAGTCAGTTCCTTGAAACGAAGCAGTTTTCTGTGACGGAGATCTGCCGCATCTTCCGTGTGCCTCCGCATCTGGTAGCCGATCTGTCCAGAGCCACATTCTCCAACATTGAATACCAGTCGCTGAACTTCGTGATGCACTCCCTGACCCCGTGGCTTGTCCGCATTGAGCAGGGCATCATCAAGGATCTGCTGCTGGAAGAGGAGCAGGATACCTACTTCCCGAAATTCAATGTGGATGGTCTACTCCGTGGCGACTACCAGAGCCGGATGAACGGCTATGCAACCGGCATCAGCAACGGCTTCCTCTCTCCGAATGATGTGCATCGTCTGGAGAACATGGATCTCATCCCGGCAGAGGAGGGCGGCGATGACTACTACCTGAACGGCGGCTATGTGAAGCTGAAAGATGCAGGAGTGGCACAGCAGAATAAAGCTGCCGCAGTCCAGCAGAATAAGCCGAAAGAAACACAGCCCGACCCGGAAGAAGAACCTGACAGCGATAACCGGCTGAGTGAGAGTAAGCCAAAGAAACGAGAAAGGAGAAATCGATGAAGAAATTCTGGAACTGGATCAAAAACAGTGATGATACCAGAATCCTACGGCTGGAAGGTCCCATCGATGAGGAATCATTCTGGGGTGATGAGATCACGCCGCAGATGTTCCGGGATGAGCTGGAATCCGGTGAGGGGGATGTGACCGTCTGGATCAACTCTCCGGGCGGAAATGTGTTTGCCGCTGCCGAGATCTATACCATGCTTAAGGACTACAAGGGCAGCATCACGGTCAAGATCGATGCGATTGCAGCCTCGGCGGCATCCGTTGTCGCAATGGCCGGTGACACTGTCCAGATGAGTCCTGTCGCCATGCTGATGATCCACGACCCCAGTACCGTTGCGATGGGCAATACCAAGGACATGGAAAAGGCCATTGAAGTGCTGACCGAAGTGAAGGAGAGCATCATCAATGCCTACGCAGCGAAGAGCGGCCTCAGCCACGCCCGTATCGCCAATCTCATGAGCAATGAGACCTGGATGAATGCGAAGAAGGCGGTGGAGCTGGGCTTTGCAGACGAGATCCTTTTTGCAAAGAAAGAGGAAGAGCCGGACAGTGACTCGGCAGACCCGGAGAATCCGGAAGAAGACCCCGACAGTGAACCGGGCAAGGGCGAAGAAAAGAAGCCGTTCCAGAAGGATACGGCAGGGCACCTTTTCTCCAGCCGTCAGATGGATCTAATCGTCCTGAACCGTCTGGGTGTGAAGCCAGAAGATGTGGGTCAGAAACACACTGAGCCAAAGAAACCGCCTGCTGACCCTGAACCGTCAGCCGAACCGACCCCTCCGGCTGAACCACCTGCAAATTCCGGCCCTGTCCTTGATCTGGACGGTAAGACCGAGGATGGCAGCATCCCCTACAATATCCTGATGAAACAGCTTGAGTGCATGAAGTGATGTGCATTCAGGCTGTTTTTCATATCACCACAAATCAATTTATGGAGGACAAACACTATGAGTAAGATTCTGGAACTGCGCACCAAGCGCAACACTCTCTGGGAGCAGACCAAGGACTTTCTGGAGAAGAACCGCGGCGAAAACGGTCTGGTAAAGGCTGAGGCCGTGGAGCAGTACAACAAGATGGCACAGGAGGTCAAGGACCTGGGTGCAGAGATCGAGCGTCTGGAGCAGCAGGCACAGATCGAGGCACAGCTGTCTGCACCGACTTCCAGCCCTGTCCACGCTGACCCGAAGAACGGTGCCAAGAAGGATGTCAAGCCGACCGCCACTGCCGAGTATGCCGAGAACTTCTGGAACATGATCCGCAACCGCGGCCATTACGGTGAGGTCCGCAATGCCCTGTCTGTGGGTGAGGACACCGAGGGCGGCTTTACCGTTCCCGACGAGTTCGAGAAGAAGCTGGTAGAGGCACTGGAGGAGAACAACATCTTCCGTGGCATGGCAACGGTCATCCGCACCAGCTCCGGCACCCGTAAGATCCCCATCGCAGAGGATACCGGTGAGGCAAGCTGGATCGATGAGGGCGAGGAGATCCCGGAGAGCGATACCACTTTCGGTCAGACCATGCTGTCTGCGTACAAGCTGGGCACTATGATCAAGATTTCTAACGAGCTGCTGAACGACTCCGCATTCGACCTTGCCACCTATATCGCCCGCCGTTTCGGTGTGCGTATGGGCAACGCAGAGGAGCGCGCCTTTATCACCGGTGACGGTGTGGGCAAGCCTCTGGGTCTGCTGGCAGAGACTGGCGGTGCCAAGGTCGGTGTGACCGCTGCCCAGAAGGATGCCGTTACCTTCGATGAGATTTTCAAGCTCTACTATGCACTGAAGGCTCCTTACCGCAAGAAGGCACAGTTCCTCTGCAACGAGGCCCTGGTGCTGCAGCTGATGACCATCAAGGACAACAACGGCAACTATATCTGGAAGCCGGGTCTGGAGATCGGCAAGCCTGATACCCTGCTGAACCGTCCGCTGAAGACTTCCGCCTTCATGCCGGAAATCAAGGGTGGCAGCAAGGTCATGGCGTTTGGCGATTACAGCTATTACTGGGTGGCTGACCGCCAGAACCGCACCTTCCGCCGTCTGAACGAGCTGTATGCCCGTACTGATCAGGTCGGTTTCCTGACCACCCAGCGTGTGGATGGCAAGCTGATCCTGCCCGAAGCCGTACAGCTTCTGCAGATGGCACCGCAGGGCTAAGAAAGCCAGGAAAGGAGGAGCCGGTTATGGCACTGATCCCGCTTTACGAAGCGAAGACCTATCTCCGCGTGGACAGCAGCGATGAGGATGCCCTGATCGGCATCCTTTTATCTTCTGCGGAGCAGATGTGCAAGGACGTGGGCCGTCTATCAGAAGACCAGTGGGAGGCGGTCAATGCCGCTGACCGGGATGCCGAGAACGGAGTACAGCCCACAAGGGAACTGGAAGCCCTGCGCAGCACCTGCCGTGTGGCGATTCTGTATGCACTGGGGTATCTCTATGAGCACCGGGACGAAGCTGACCATAAGCAGCTGATGCTGACGCTTCGTTCCATTCTGTTTGCTGTGAGGGAGGGGGTGTTCTGATGATCGAGAAACTGAATGAGCGGATCACGATCGAGAAAAGCACGGTCGTGACCGATAAGGTTGGAAACCATCGGAACACATGGGAGGAATATTTCACCTGCTTTGCCTACGCTTCGACCTATCAGGCGCAGGAAGAAGAGGGTGAGGTCACAGCCGAACAGAAGAGCGTGGTGTTCACGGTTCGGTGGTGCAGTGAGACGAGAGGTCTGACTTCCACCGGTTTCCGCATCCGCTTCCGGGAGCAGCTCTACAATATCGAATCCGTTGACCCGATGAACTATCAGAAGAAGATCCTGAAGATTCATTGCCGTCTGGAGAGGAGGCAGCCGGATGAGCAGAACTGTCAGCATTGATGAGATGGCAGATGCCATCAACGAGGGCTTAAAAGAATATGCAACCCTTGCTTCCACGCAGGTGAAAAGTGCTGTGCGTAAGTCTGCCAAAACGGTCAAAGACCAGATCTCCGCCAATGCACCGTCCAGAACAGGCGCATACAAAGGAAGCTGGGTGGCGACCAAACAGTCCGAATCCAGCCAAAGCCTTCAGATGGTGGTGCATTCCAAGAACCGCTACCAGCTGGCGCATCTTCTGGAAAAAGGTCATGCCAAGCGCGGCGGTGGACGTGTGGCGGGAAGACCGCATATCGCTCCGGCAGAGCAGGCCGGTATCGAGCAGCTCCAGTCCCTCATCGAAAAGGCACTAAAGTAAGGAGGAACCAATGACCCACGAAGAAGTAAAAGCTCTGGTGGAGGAGATGGGACTTCCTTATGCGTATGACCATTTCGCAGAAGGGGAGAGCCCTGATCCACCGTTTATCTGCTTCCTGTATCCGAAAGCCGAGAATTTCGGTGCGGACAATCTTGTGTATCACCATTTCAACCGGCTGGATATCGAGGTCTACACCGATTACAAAGACCCGGACATGGAAGCAAATATTGAAGAAGTCCTGACCGCACACGAACTCTACTATGAGAAAAGCGAGGTCTGGATCGAAACCGAAAAGATGTATGAAGTCCTGTATGAGCTGACCGTATAAGCCGGCCGCAGGGCGATAGGAGGAATAATCTATGTCGAAGCAAAGCAATAAGGTCAAATTTGGCCTGAAAAACTGCCATTACGCCAAGGCAACCTTTGACGAAGATGGCAGCGTCACCTATGCAAAGCCGGTCCGCATCCCCGGTGCCGTCAGTCTTTCTATGGATGCCAATGGCGAGATTGAACCGTTCTATGCGGACAACATCGCCTACTATGTCGTGAATAACAACTCCGGCTACGAGGGTGATCTGGAGATCGCGCTGATCCCGGAGAGCTTCCTCACGGACATCATGCACGAGGAGCTGGATGGCAACGGCGTGCTTGCTGAGAACGCTAATGTGGAACTGGAGCATTTCGCCTTCCTGTTCGAGTTCGATGGCGACCAGCGCCACATCCGTCATGTGCTGTACAACTGTGTGGCAAGCCGTCCGTCCATCGAGGGTGAGACCAATGAAGACAGCAAGGAAGTTAAGACGGACACCCTGAACCTGCAGGCAACCCCTCTGGCAAACGGTTATGTCAAGGCAAAGACCGGTACTAACACCACGGATGATGTCTATAACAAGTGGTACGATGCGGTCTATGAGCCGCAGGCGGAAGCTGTGGACACCGAAGACACCAGTCACACTGAGGAGCCGCAGGGTTAAGTGACCGACACACACCGCAGGGCTTCGGCTCTGCTTACATTATTATAAAGGGGTATACGACTATGAAGAAAATTTTTCCTTTGTTCGCGGTAATCATCGTTCTGGTACTGGCAATCTGCTCGTTCCACATCATCCCCACCGGCTACACCGGCGTGAAGACCAGTTTCGGTCAGATCCAGGAGACCACCATCCAGAGCGGCAAGCTCAACTTCTGCATTCCTTTTGTGCAGAGCATCCACAAGGTCAACAACAAGCAGCAGGATAAACACATCGAGGCGCAGGTCTGGGGCGAAGCCTCTGACAAGACTCCTGTGTATGCCGCTGATGTCATCGTTACCTATCAGGTGCTTCCTGAGAAGAGTGCATGGCTGTATGCGAATGTGTCCGACATCAAGAATCTGGTCGGTGACGAGCTGGTGGCATCTGCCATCAAGTCTGCGATGGCTGAGCTTGGTCCCAATGAGGTGACCAACCGCACCAAGATCGAACCTCTGGCACAGCAGAAGCTGGCAGAATCCCTTGTGCAGAAATATGGTGAGGACGTTGTGTTCGTAAACAAGGTCGTCATCAATGACATGAATTTCGAGGATGCCTATAACGAAGCCATCCAGCAGAAGTCCATTGCACAGCAGAACGCAGATAAGCAGAAGATTGAGAATGAAGCCGCCATTGCCAAAGCAGAAGCGGATAAGCAGGTGGCGATCACCAATGCAGAGGCGGAAGCCCAGAAGACTTCCATTGCCGCAGAAGCACAGGCGGAGGCAAACCGCAAACTGGCAGAAAGCCTGTCCGATACGCTGATCGATTACCAGAAGATCCAGAAGTGGGATGGCAAGCTGCCCACTGTGAGCGGCAGTAATGCGTTGGTCAGCATTGACCCAGCAGAGTAAGAAACACGACACACGGCAGGGCTTCGGCTCTGCCAATTTTACATGAAATTTATGGAGGATTACGATTATGGCAGTTACGAAGAAAATCGAGATCGATGGCAAGGAAGTCACCTTTAAGGCAAGTGCGGCTGTGCCTCGCCTGTACCGCATCAAGTTCGGCCGTGACATTTACAAGGACCTGCGCCAGCTGGAAAAGAGCGTGGGAGAGAATGATGAGGATAATTCCAACCTCGACCTGTTCAGTCTGGAGATGTTCGAGGACCTGGCATGGCTGATGGCCCGTCATGCTGACCCTGCGAATGTGCCGGACAGCCCGGAGGAGTTCCTGGACCAGTTCAACACCTTCTCCATTTATCAGATCCTGCCCCAGCTGATCGAACTGTGGGGCCTGAATGTGCAGACGGAGGTGGAATCCAGAAAAAACCTCGCAAAAGTGAGCGGGAAATGACCACCCCGCTCTTTCTGCTGCGCTGTGTACAGCTCGGTATCAGCATCGCCGACCTCGACCTTCTGACCATCGGGTTGGTCAATGATATGTTCACGGAACGGCAGAACGACGATTATCCGTACAAAGAGCTGGCCTCGCAGGAGGATTTCGACCGGTTCTAAAGCAAAAA